AAGAGGAGAATCTGATCAGCAGTATTAAGTGCTGCGTCTACATAGAAAGGAGTCACATCTCTACCGTCAAGGTAATGACTTCCGCAGCTTTCGCGGAATATCGGACCCTCCGTGCTGGAAAACGACTTATCGGCGTTTAGCCGAAACCCGCAGTAGCTTAAGACCCTTGTAAAGAGGTCAACAGCATCGACGGGCAAAATGATGTCGTCGCCATACACGGTACAATCCGCAGGCAGAGCAAGAGTGTCGCATGTAGCACAAGCCAAGCTCCAAAAAATAAGGGACTCGAGTTCAAAAGTGAACCCATTGCCCATGGCGGAGAACAGCTCATACTCATGCGGCTTTCCTTCTAACCAACAACCTTCGGTACGCACTGTTTCCATGATGCGGTACCAGGTGGGGTCGAAATACCTAGCACTGTGGGAATGGTTACCCACGATGTGCCAAACAAGACCCTTGGTGACACTGTTGCTGGCACTCTTAATATCGAGTGTGGCGAGGTGTCCCGTTATAGAGCCCTCGCGGGCTCTACGTTGGTTGATGGACTGGTCGTTAAGATTAATTCCCCAAGGGAACATACGCTTACGCATGTGATACCCGACCCCCAGTTGGAGGTAGATGTTCATGCAAGGGGCAATCCCTATTGTACGATCAGTAACTGCGCTCTTGGGCACAGTTGTTAAGTTGTCCAGTTGCGAGATCACGAATTTCTTCGTAACCAAGCTACTGTAGTCCCCTGAAGGGACATAGGCATCCTCGCACGGGGAAACGCCGAGTCTACATGCCCAGCTTGGGCACATATCGACTACAGCTTTGGCGAGGTGAAAAGCCGACTGTGAAACATGTGGTGTGCCAGATAGCTTCTCCTTGACGTTAGCGGATTTCCCGCTAAGTCTGGTGGTCGCACCTGGCCCAAAACGCACACCCTCAAGGAGCCAATCCGAACGAAACTTGCCAAGAACTGTCATGGCTTTTCGCGAAGCAAGTGAAATTACCTGCCTAACGTGTGGATCTTCCACATCATAACAGGAAAGCCTGTCGTTCGTTTCAGCATTAACCACCTCGTCAGCTCGAAAGCTTTCTAAAGCGGCTGCCTGAGTATCAACACCCAATGAAAACTTTGGGTATTTCCGTAGCACCTCTTTAAGGAGATACATATCACGAAAATTGCTACTCGTGACATCCGGAAAGGGCCTTGACACGATGTCTTTCGGCTTGGCAGAGGCACTGATTTCCAGCGCCCCAGCTAGTTTCTCGAACAACGTGACAGGATTGATTGGTGTGCAGCTCAGATCGGAATGATCATGAAGCTTTGACATCGGTAGAACTCCGAATGTGTTTACCTACGGTTGAATAGTCGTCCGGTTTTACCAGACGAACTCATCGTCCTTCACCAAAGCTTGAAAAACAGCATTGGCGATCAGGTTTGAATAGAGGTTCAAGCGTGGAGCAATGTCCGTGGTTTCCCACGTAGCTGGCACGATGAACTTAATCTCACCTTGTAGGTAGTCCGCGACGCGCTTGACGTTGACACCATTGAGAACCTCAGTAATGATTCGAGGGATCATGATGTTCGCAGAACACGTGCGGATATTGGGCGTCACCTTCCTCCGGAGAGTAAGGGTTTCACGACCTTTAACAAAATTCTCTGCCCGGTTGGTATAAGTGGCGATGTTTCCATCAACACTCACGCCAGTGAAGGTATGAGAAACTGCAGTTGGAAGGGTACCGTCAAGTAAGACGATAGGGGCATTAGCTGCCATTTTGTGCTCCAGGAAGGAGAGATGGAAGTAAAGTACTGGATTGACCAAAATAAGTAATAAGTCAACCAGCGTTCTTGCCAGCCTACTTACAGAGGGAAGACAGGAGGGATAAAGCATCCGCCAGCCTCACAACGTTAAGAGGATCCTTTTTTAAAACGAAAGGAGTCGGCCAAGGAAATGAAGAGACTACTGAGCGGTTAAACTTACGCCCAGAGCCCGGGGACCCACCCGAGTGAATGGTTATGGACCCAGCCGTAGATGTTAACACGGTTCGACCCGACCAATTCACAAAGATAGTCTCCGTACCTCCTATGAAGGTGAACGGCACTGTAGCATCAAGCGCCGAACACCAATCGCCTACGGAAGAGAACCAGTCAGCAACGAAGCTGAAAGAGATCCCCTCCCATATTATCTCGAGTGGGTTAGTTACGCCCACTTCTGAAAATCGGAGGTAATTAGCATTGGTGAGTGCACAATCATACCGTACACGTGCACCATAGCTCCCCGGCAGAAGTAAAGTCTCCACCTTACCGGGCATTGGGTAATACCGGCCCAGATATGTATCAATGAGGCTTAAGCGCTTACCTTTGTAGGCAGTGGTGCTCTTACCCCGAACGGTACACATGTACCGCTCATAGGAGCCGTTGTCCCTCTTGTCGAGGGCTTCGCATGCGCCATATGCATCTAGCATTGTTGGAAGCATGCCATATCGGTACATCAGCCACGCCTCGGGAGCATCTTTCCATTTGCCCACGAGTTTGCGGCGGAGTTCCTTCCTTTTACGGGGATTCTTGAGGTAAGACTTCACCCCTTTAACAATCCCTGCGGCAGTTTTAATGCAGGAAGTCACCATGTCTATCGTGTCCTGACGTTCTTTCCAGGCTAACGACAGATTCACCGTTTGGTCTTTTAGTTCCAAGAGTGCCTTGTTGCGTGCCCTCGATAAATCTGAGGAACAGCAACCAGGATACGCTGGTATACCAGCATACATGGCAATACCGATGAAAAAGGAGTTGCGACCGAACACGCTCCCATTACTACGAGCGTAGTCCATGAAGAAGGCCTCGGTTTTCTCGAGGGTCCCTGAATACGCGGAAGGATTTCTCCAACCGTTAGCGTTCATAGGATTCCTGGTCGCAGCAGCACGGCTAAAATAAGATGCCCGGCAACCACCTATTGCTTGTGGTAGTTGCTCGGTAAACTTTACGACGCCGTATTGACCAAACTGAGCCGTTAAATTGGCTACAGGAGTTGATCCAGATGTAGCGGGGCGAAGAGCCATGCTCGGTGCCTCCCATGTGGGTTAACTAATCCCACAGAGCACCGTGGGTGTGGATGTTGCATAACGCAATGCAGGGTTTGCAAAGTCCTGCATCACGTTATGGGGATCGCGGAGTTCTGACCGCGTCCGGAGGTAGTCTAGGATCTACGGATCCGAAGGGGGTATCCCC